CAGGCCGAGGCGCACATTGTCGGCTGGTGCAGCACGACGCCGCGATCCAAGGCCGTCGTCGAGACGTGGACCGACGCGACGACCGTGCCGCTCGTCGTCATCGCCGCGATTCTGGTGCAGACCGGCGAGCTGTATCGGTTCCGCGGGGATGAGGCCCAGGGCCCGCCGCGCGAACCCGGCGAGGAGTTCGGCGTGCAGGTCCGCGAACTGTTGCGCGCGTATCACGACCCGGGGATCGCATGAGCCCGACCGCCACCGCGTATATCTCGAGCGGCCAGCGGCTGCACCAGGGCCTGTTCCAGCGGCCCGGGCCGCCCGTGCCCGACGGGACCGGCTGGGTCGAGTCGTGGATCGATCTCCCGCCGCCGGCGTTTGCGCGCATCACGCCGGCCTCGCAGGCCTCGCTCGAGCAAATCACCGCGGGCACCGTGCTGTCGATGGCGACGCATATCGTGACGATCCCGTTTCGCACGGGCCTGACGACGAAAGCGCGGTTTGTGTACGACGGGCGCAGCCTGTCGGTGCTCGGGATCTTCGATTACGAAGAACGGCACGTGCAACTGCACCTGGTCTGCGCGGAGATCGTCGAATGAGCGGGCCGGGCGGGCAGTCGGTGTGGTTCAAGTGGGACGGCATCACCGAGCTCGTCGATCAGTTCGCCACGCTCGCGCGCGATCTCACCACGGACGCGGCGCCCGAGGTCGAGGCCGCCGCGCAGGCGGCCAAGACCGCGATCTTCAGCGGGTATCCGACGCGCACCGGCGATCTCAAGAATCACCTCGCGGTCATCGTGCACACGGACGCCACGCGCACGGAAGCGGTCGTGATCAACACGTCGCGGCACGCGGCGGTGTTCGAGCGCGGCAGCCAGGCGCGCCATATTGCGATCGGCGCGAACCGCGGGTCGATGCCTGCGAACCCGCTGTTCTCCGCCACGATGATGCGCTGGCGCCGCGGCCTGTATAGCGGCCCGATCCCGCGGGTGCTCGAGGACATGGGGCTCACGGTCCATGGCACTGCTTAATGTCTCGACCGTCACGATCGCGATCCTGCAAGTGCTGCAACAGGATGCCGCGTTGCGCCTGATCCTCACCGACGGCGTGTGGTTCGCCGAGGCGCCGCCCGGGTCGCAACGGTTCGGGATCGTCTCGCTCGTCTCGTCGGCCGAGGTCCCGATCTTCGGCGGGCCCGCCTACAAGGAGTCGGTGTATCTGGTCGAGGCGCGGGCGCTGATGACCAGTGGCGCCGACGTCGAGAGCGCGTTCGCGCGCATGACGACCCTGCTGACCGACGCCGACCTGTCGCTGACGGGCTACGGCGCAATGCTCACGCAGTTCGAGGAGGAGATCGAGACCGTCGAAGTCGACGACATCGATCCGTCGATTCGCTGGAACCGCTGCGGCGGCCACCTGCACGTGATGGTCGCCCCGCTCGTCACGTAACCCGGAAACTCGAGGACCACGCTATGGCAGCGATCGATCGCATTCACGGCAAGAGCGGACAGATCAAAATGGACCCGACCGGGGTCGGCGGGGTGGGCGCGGTCCTCGTGGCCTCGCTCGACAAATGGGATCTCGACATGGCGAAAGATCAGGTCAAAGTCACCTGTTTTGGTGACACGAACCAGGTCTACGTGGTCGGTCTCCCTGATTTGAAGGGCACGTTCGGCGGCATGTACGACCCGGTGGACGGCCTGGTGATTTTCCAGGTGATTTTCGGCACGGTCGCGCCGTACCTGGAGTTGTACCCGACGAGCCTGGGCACCACGCCACCGCACTTCTCGGGCCGCGGCTTGCTCGACGGCAAGATCTCGTGCCCCGCCAATGGCGCGGTGTCCATCAGCGGCGCGTTCGTGGCCTCGGGCCCGTGGACGCATCCATAAAGCGAGGTGCGTCGTGCTGTCGGGCGTCATCGGGTCGATCAAGTGGGGGCACTACACCGCCGCGGCCATTCACGGCTACACGGTCACCCCGACGGACAAGACGCTGACCGCCTGGACGCTGACGGCGACGGTGGTCCTGGCCGATGCGTTCAAGATGGCGCAGACGCCGCTCGTCTTCACCGCGAAGCACGCGAAAGGCGAGTGGCGGTGGCCGATCAAAACCCTGACGCGGTCCGAGGCGTCGCTGACGGCGACGCTCGGGCCGCCGCAGGCACTGGTGAAGTAACCCTATGGGTGAATCGTGGGTCGTCGCGCCGGAAATCGTCCGACTGCCGTTGTCGGACGGGCACTATCTCGACGTGCTGAAGGAACTGAACGCCGGCCAGTACCTCGAGATGCTGTCGGCGATGGCCGACCGCAAGCCGTTCGCCAAGGCGCTGGCGTATCTCGTCGGGTGGTCGATCTGCGGCGTCGACGGGCAGCCGCTCGCCTACGACTTCGATGACCCCGAAGAGGTGCGCCGGTCGACGCTGAAGAGTCTGAAGGTGCCGCGGATGCGCGAGATCTCCGCGGCGCTCGACAAACACGAGGCCGCCGAGACCGCGGCGCTCGACGCAAAAAAAAAGACACCCAGTTTAGAACTCGCGTCCTCTCAACCATGAACATCTGCCGCGCGATGGGGGGCTGGCGCTACGAGTGGGTGGACGCGCTCCCGCGCGCCGTCTATGACGTGCTCGTCGATCACCTGAACGCGAGCCAGGCCGACTAATGGCCCTGACCGGCACGCTGCTCGCGGATTTCAGTGCCTTCACCAGCGAGGCCGCGAAGGCGACCGCCGCCGTCAAGGGGATGGAGACGGGCGCCGACACCGCCGCGGCGAAGCTCTCGAAGATCGGCGAGGGCGTCAACATCCAGTCCACGATCAGCGATCCGATGGGCACCGCGACCCAGGTCGCGGGGCAGTTCGCCGAATCGCTGGGCGGGGTCGGCGTGGCGGCCGTGGGCTTGGCGGGGGGCGTCGTCGCGCTCGGGACGGCGCTCTTTGAGCTGGGATCGTACTCGGCTGAGGTGATCGCGAAGTTCGATGACCTGGCCGACAAGACCGGCATGAGCGTGCCGGCGCTCTCGCGCCTCTCGAATGCCTCGCACGTCATCGGGGCCGATCTGAACCAGCTCACCGACGTCGTGTTCAAGCTCGAACAGCGCATGGGCGAGAACAGCGAGACGTTCCAGAAGGGCCTGACCGCGATGGGCCTGTCGACGCAGGCCCTGAAAGCGGCCGGCCCGGATAAATACCTCGAACTCGTGACCGCGGGACTGCAAGGGATCGCCGATCCGTCCGCGCGCGCCGCCGCGGGCACCGAGGTCCTCGGCAAGGGCTATCGGGACGTTGCGCACGCACTCAACGATCTCGACGAGGGGCTGCGGCGGACCGCCGACATCGAACCCTTCACCGCGCAGCAGGCGAAGGATGCCGAGGCGTTCGGGTTCCAGGTCAACGCGCTCGTCGAACATTTCAAGGCGCTGGGGATCGCGATGGGCGCCGAACTGATCCCGGTCCTGTCGACCTTCGTGGGGTGGCTGGAGACGTTGCGGAGCACGTACAACTCGCTGCCCGATGCCGTGAAGACCGTGATCAGCCCGATGAATCTGTTGACGGCCACGTGGCGCGAAGGATCCGCGGCGCTTGAGGCGTTCGGGCTGAAGGCGACCGCCCTCCCGCCGATCGAAACGCTCGTCGCACAAACGACCGCCGCGCACGCGGCCACCGTCAAGGAACTCGCGCCCCACGTGGTGACGGCGACCGAGGCGCTCACCACCCAGAAGGACGTGCTCAAGGAACATGAAGCGCAAGTGAAAAAGGACGCCGAGGCCCTGAAGGAATGGCAGAAGGCGACCGACGCGATCAATGCCGCGTCGACCGGCTGGCAAACCACGCTCGAGACGCTGGACGGGACCGTCGTCGAGGCGATCAAGTACTACCTGTCCGCGGGCGTGTCGCAGGGCGACCTGGCGAAGGCGTACGGCGTGACCGCGCAACAGGTCGCGGCGGTCAAGATCGCGCTCGAGGACTACAGCACCGCGCTCACCGCGACCGCGGACCTCGAGAAGGCCGAAGCCGATCAGCGCAAAGTGATCGACCAGGCGATGTTGAAAGCGACCAACGATCGCGTCCTCGCCGAGTTCCAGAAGAAGCAGGCGGCCGAAGCGAGTGAGGCCGCGTTTCTGAAGGCGAACCTCGCCGACGCGCAGGCGCAGGACGCGATCCAACAGCAAGTAAAAACGACCACGAACACAGTCCTCGATGGGTTGAAGCAGCGCGAACTCGCCGCGAAAACCGCGTACGAAAAAGCCGCCACCGATGGCAAAACCTCGACCGACCAACTAATTGCCCTCGGTGAGACGTGGAAAAATGCGCAGAACGCCGTCACCGAGTCCGTCAAGAACACCTCGACCAGTGCCGCCGACACGATCGGAACCGCGTATCAGCAACATTTCAAAGCGGCCCAGGGATCGTTCGAGCAGTTCCAGGGCGTCGTGATGGCGGGCACCGCCGAGATGATCGCGGGGGTGAGCCAGTTTCACGACGTCGTGCAAATGCATAAGGACATCACCGACGCTCAATACGCGCGCGGCCAGTTCTTTATCGACGTCGCGCCCACGCTGTCGACGCGCGACAGCGGCGGCCCCGTCACGGCCGGCACGTCCTACCTGATTGGCGGCGGCAAGGCGCCCGAACTGTTCACGCCGGGCGCGTCCGGGTTCGTCACGCCGGGCGGGGGCGGCGGCGGCGGGGTCGTGCAACACATCTACGTCACGCAGCCGCTCGGTACGCCCGACGCCATCGCGCGCGCGGTCGCCGACGCGCAGATCAGCCTGATGAAAGGCCAGGGCGCGCGGTTGCCCTACGGCGGATGATCCTGACCTATTCGGTCTCGGGGCTCGCGCGCTCGGGCGCTACGCGCTCCGGGTATCCGGTGCTGAAGGGCGTCCAGGTCCCGCTCTACGCCCTGTTGAATGTCGCGCGCTCGGGCGCCACGCGCTCGAACTATGTCGGCGCGCGATCGTTTATCAGCGTCGGCGGCATCCAGCGCGGCTGGGGCCGCGTCGGGACGGACAGCGGCATCCTCGCCGAGTCGCTGACCCTGTCCGACACCATGAACGCGACGCCGACGACGCTCAATTTCACGGCGCGCGGCTGGGTGCCCGTCGAAGGCCAGGACATCGTGATCACGCTCGGGTCGATCAACAACACGAAGCGCGTGTTTGGCGGCACCGTCCTGAGTACCCGGCACCGCTACGTCGGCGACAGGCCGGTGCTCGAGAACATGCTCTACGATGTCAACGGCATCGACTACACGTGGGGCCTCGACCGGCGCAAGGTGTCGGGCGACTACAAGAACGCGAGCGTCGCGGCCATCGCGGCCAGTCTGTTGACGTTCGCGCCCGGCTACACGCTCTGGGTCGATCCCGACATTGGGGCCGAGATCCTCGACGAGATCACGTTCACCGAACAGGCGCTCTCGAACGCGCTGTCGCAACTCGTCAAGCGCGTCGGCGGCGATTACCTCTGCGACTATTCCAAGGTCGTCACGCTGTTCTATGAGAACTCGCAGCTCACGCCGCCGTCGAATGTGAACGCGGTGCACGAGTCGATGGCCGACTTGTCGTACACGCGCGACCTGTCCCAGGTGATTACGCGCTGTCTCGGGAACTTCGGCGGGTCCACCGCACTCGACCAGATCGCGCCCGGCGCCACGTTGTTGCCGGTCGACACCGCGGCGTGGTACCTGCCGGCGGGCGGCACGGTGCTCAGCGGGCAGCAGCGTGTCACGTATGGCGGGTTGGTCGTCGGGGGCGGCGGATCGCTCGTGGGGCCGGGCGCGGCACCGACCGGCGCGCCGAATGCCACCCTGCAGCTTGGCGGCGGCGTCGACGTCGGGACGCACGACTACGCCGTGACGTACAAGACCGCGGCCGGCGAATCGATTCCGGGGCCGCGCCTCACCGTGCCGGTGGGCGTGTTCCTGCCGCCGGCGACGGCCCCGATCGCCGGGACGCCAGGCCCGGGCGCCAGCGGACCCGATCCCGGCGTGCATGACTATGCCGTGTCGTTTGCCACCGCGGCGGGCGACACCGTGCCAGGCCCGCGCGTGACGGTGAGCACGACCCTGACGCCGCCACCGGACACGGGGCCGACGCCGGACAGCGTCGCGCCCGGGCCCGGTCCCGATCCTGGCGCGCATGATTACGCGGTCACGTTCGTGACGGCGACCGGCGAGACCCCCCCGAGTCCGATTGGCGGCCAGATTACGACCGGCCTGGTCGTGCCGCTGTCGCCGCCGACGAGTGCCCCGTCTGGCGGCACCCCGACCGCAGGGAGTGGCCCGGACACTGGGTCACACCTGTACGCCACCACCTTTGTGACCGCCAGCGGGGAAACCCTCCCCAGCTCCTCGAGTAGTCCGGTCACGACCGGCCTGGTCGCCATCGCGCCGCCCGCGACGGGGCCGATCGTGACCCCGTCGTCGGGCTCAGATCTGTTATGGAACGGGCATTATCACTGGCGCGTGTCGTTCGTGACGGCGAGTGGCGAGACGACCGTGGGGCCGAGCACCAACTGGACCGCGGTCAATCAGGTCGTGATCGTCACGCTGAGCGCGATGCCGGTCGGGCCGCTGGGCACGACGCAACGTTACATCTATCTCAGTTCGGACGAGTCGTCCGTCATCACGCGCGCGGCGATCGCGGACAACACGACCACGACGCTGGCGATTGTCTCGACCGCCGACTACAACGCGAAATTCCATGCGGTCGCGGGCGTGCCACCGTCGAATACCGCCGGCACGACGCCGCAACAAGTCGTCCCGGTGTCGGCGATTCGGGTGGGGCCGGCGGGCACGACGGCGCGGCGCCTCTATCGCACGAAGGCGGGCGCGGGTGCGCTGCAACTCGTGACGACCCTGGCGGACAACACGACGACGACCTACACGGACGCGATTCCTGATGCGAGTCTGGGCGGGTCACCGCCGACGGTGCCCACCGCGATGCAGGACGCGCGCACGGTGCACGTGTCGGGTCTCCCGCGCGGGACCGGTGCCAGTAGTGGCGCCGTCACCGGGCGCAAGCTGTATCGGCGCTCTGGCGGTGCGGGTCTGCAGTACGTCGCGACGATCGCGGATAACTCGACGACGACCTACAGCGACACGACGCCCAACGCCTCGCTGGGCGCCGCCCCGCCGGCCGTCAATACCGCGACCCTGCGCGTGATCCCGTTGTCGGCGATCCCGCTCGGCAACAGTCTCGTCGTGGCGCGGCGGATCTATCGCACGCGCACCAATACCGGCGGCGGGACGCTGTTCTTCGTCGCCAACCTGTTCGACAACACGACGACCGTGTTTACCGATACGGTGACTGACGCGGCGCTCGGCGGGGCGGCGCTCACCGTGGGCACCGCGCAGGCGGCCCAGGTGCAACTGAGCGCGATCCCGATCGGCGCTGCGGCCGTCACGTCCCGCGTGATCTATCGCACCAAAGCGGGGCTCACGCAGCTGCAGCTGCTGACGACGCTGGCCGACAACACGACCACGACCTGGCTCGATACCGCCGTCGATACGACGCTCGGCGCGAACGCGCCCGTCAGCGATACGTCGACGCTCCAACAACCGCAGGGCAACGTGCTCGCCGGATCACCGACGTTGCCGTGTGCCTCGGTCGCCGCGTTCCTGCCCTCGGGCGGGTGGGCGATCGTCGGCTCGCAGAACGTGCGCTACACGGCCATCAGCGGCAACGCGCTGCTCGGCATCCCCGCGACCGGCCCGGGCGCCATCACCGCCACGATCACGTACAACACGACGGTGGTGGCCGCCGCCATGCTGACGGGCATTCCGACGACCGGCCTCGGGACCATCACGTACACGATCCTGAAAGGCGACCCGGTCAACATCTTCGTCCAGGTCGACGACCTCGACGCGCAGGCGGCGGTGCGCGCGCAGCTCCCCGGCAGCGACGGCATCATCGAAGACGAACTCCAGGACGGCCGGCTGTCGTACACGGAAGGCCGCGCGCGGTGCCAGGCCCGGCTCGACCTGCTCGGCGCGCGCGACAGCAACGGCCAGGTCGGGGCGATCAGCGTCACGTACCGCTGTCGCGACACCAACACGATCGCCGGCGCGACGGTGGCGATCAACGTCGGCCCGCCGATCAATCTCCTCGGTGACTTTCTGATCCAACGGGTGAGTGTGGCGCAATTCCACGTGCCGAATCTCAACCCGACGTACACCGTCGAGGCCTCGAGCCTGCGGTTCTCCGCCGAGGAAATGCTGCGGTTACTGCGACAAGGGGCACTTTAATGGCCGTCACAATTACGCGCTCAATTTGGATCGACGATGACGGCACGGGCACCACCGGCACCGTGATCAACCAGGCGCTGCACACGACGCTCTACAACGAAATCGATACCGCGCTCGCGAAAGTCCCGCAACTCACGGGCGGGAATACGTTCACCGGGAGTCAGGTCGTGGCGGCGGGGACGCTGACGGTCAACGGCCTGGGCAGCCATGCCTTTACCGCCAGCGGGGCCGGCCTCAATAGCCTCACGATTCAAAACACCGCCGCGGGCGCGACCAATGGCGCGGCGCTGTATGTCGGGAACGATCACAGCACGAGCGAATTTAGTCTACAAACGTTCAGCACGACCTACACGAGTTCCGGCTTGTTTCAAGCGGGCGGGACGCTGATGCTCCAAGGTGGCGCCGGGGGGCTGACGATTGTGGCGACGCACGCGACCGGCGGGCTGTTGAAATTCGGCGCGGGCGGCCCGGAACGGCTCCGCATCACGCCGACGGGCGAAGTCCTGATCAATTCCACCACGAACGCCTTAGCCGGCCAGCTCGGGCTCGTCAGCGATCTGACGACGCATCAAGCCGCCGTGTTGCAAAACAGCAACCCGAGTAACTCGGGTAACTATGTCCTCTTCCTCAACAGCGCCGGCGCCACGGCCGGCAATATCAGCCAAACCGGCGCGGCCACGATCGTGTTTGGCACGACGTCGGATGTCCGTCTGAAAGACGACCGGGGCCGCGCGCAGGATCTGACCGGGTTGCGGGCGGTCGTGGTGCACGATTTTACGTGGAAGGCCGACGGCGTGGGCGACCGGGGCATCTTCGCGCAGGATGCGCACGCGCACTATCCCCACGCCATCGTTGAAGGGAGCGACGATCGCACCGCAAGCGGCGACCTCGCGCGGCCGTGGATGACCGATTACAGCAAATTCGTGCCCGATCTGATCGTCGGGTGGCAACAGCACGATGCCGCGATTGCCGAACTGCGCGCGGCCCTCGCCGCCGCGAAAGGATAACCGAGATGCCCAATGACGCCTTCTCCCAGCAAGCCCTCGCCGCCGACGGGCGCTTTCACCAACGCTTACAGAACGCGCTGACGAAAGTGGCCTGGCAGGTGCTCGAGGAAGATGCCGCGACGCTGCACCACGCCGAACGCGCCGCGTACGCGAACCGTGTCAACACGAACCCGTTGCAGACCGCGCAACAGCTCGCACCGAGTTTCGTCAACCGCCCGAACGTGTTCCAGTTCGCGACCTCGTATGACTTCACCGTCGGCGGGACCGTGACCGCGTCGGGCGATCCCGACATCGAAAGCCAACTGATGACCGACTGGGACAAGATGGCCGGCGTGACCGGATGACACGCACGCTCGAGCCGGTCGACTACTGGAAACTGCGCGCGATCTGCAGCGAGGCCGTGCTGTGCGAGACGCGCGCGCTCCAGGCGCGCGCCGACCTCGCCACGGCGCACAAAAAACAGAACGCGCAACTCGCCGCGCTCGGGTTCGACCCGACGATGCCGACGTTCACGCTCGACGATGACACGCTGACGATCACGTTCCCCGAGACCGCGTCACCCTGAAAGGATCCGCCGTATGGATCTCCTGAGCTTACTCGTCTCGTTGCTGGTGCTCCTGGTCGTCGGCTGTTTGGTCTACTGGGCGGTCCACCGGATCGAGGCCGCGTTCAGCATTCCGGGCCCGATCGTCGCCGTCGTCGATGTGATCCTGGTGATCATCCTCGTCATTGTGCTCCTGGGCTACTTGAACGGGAACGTCCCGCTGGTCCGCCTCGGGCACATCTAACCCAACGAGTCCGGTTCAGTGACAGGAGAGGGTCACGCCATGAGCAAAAAACCCGCGCCCGAACCCGACCGCGATCGCGAACGGCCCGACCACGACGTGCCCGCCGAGCATCCCGACTATCCGCAGCGGCCCGGGCCCGACGATCCGCCGCACCCCGAACACCCGATCGCGGAGCCGCCGCCGGTGGCGGAACCGCTGCCGAACTGACGACGGGCCGGGCGGGCGTGCGCCGTGTTCCAGGCCGCATCGTGGCACGGTCAGCCATGGCGGCGTGGGGTGTTCTCCCGCGCTTGCCCGGCCCGTCTCAGAACCCCATGCTGACGCCGGGCCTGCTGCTCGTGTTCGCGGTGCTGGTGCTGCTGCTGGTCGGACGCGGCGTGCGGCGCTAGACGGCCCGCCCGGCGCGTCAGGATGGCCTAGGAACGACGATCAATGACGCCCTACTACGACCACGCGGGGATCACGATTTATCACGGCGACTGCCGCGACGTGGTCGAGGAGTGGGAAGGACTGCGGACGCAACCGTTCGATCTGCTGTTGACCGATCCGCCCTATGGGATCGGGCACGATCATAAGCACGACCTCCCGTTCGGTGAGATGGGGACAGCTGGGCGACGAAAATCATACGAACGGTTCAGCGCATGGGACAGCGAGCGGCCCTCGGCAGAATTACTGGCGAGACTCATCGCCATCACTCGGGCGCAGATTGTCTGGGGCGGTAACTACTTCCCATCGCTGCCAACTCGACAAAAGTGGCTTGTGTGGGACAAGGGGCAGCGGATCGATCAGTCTGATGGTGAGTTGGCATGGACGTCGATGGACGGCGCTCTCCGTATTTGCACGATTAGCCGAGCCTGCCTGAACCAAGACGGCGCGGTGCATCCCACGCAGAAACCAGAACGCCTCATGCGATGGTGTCTCAATCAGGTCGAGTACGTGCGGACGGTGCTCGATCCGTTTATGGGCAGCGGTACGACGCTCGTCGCGTGCAAGCGGTTTGGAAAATCCGCCATCGGGATCGAGCGTGAGGAGCGGTACTGCGAGATCGCGGTTCAGCGGCTCGCGCAGGACACGTTACCGCTGGAATTTGAGGAGGCGGTTATCGAATGACGACCGAACAGGAGATTGCAGGCTTGAAGCTCAAACTAAAAGAGACGCAGCAGGCGCTCGCGACATTGATCGACTGGATGGCGCAGTCTGCCAATAGCCCGATTCGGCGCGATGAAGCGTCCGAGTTGATCAACATGGTGTACGGAGTCAAGACGCCGTGAGCGGAGGAGCCATGACGGAATGTTGCGGTGTGCCCATCGCGCCAGATCAGCGGTTCTGTCCGCGCTGCGGTTGGGAATGCCGCGTGATCAAGCCGGAGGACAAGTCTTCCGCGCGTCGGATGGAAGTGTAGGGTGGAAGTCGCGGTAAGACATAGCAAACAGGGTCGTTAACGTGTGGGCGTCTCCCCTCCTAAGCGGGATGTCGTGGGTCCGATTCCCACCGGGCGCGCCACCTAAAACCTAAGGAATTCGCGCATTTTCGCCGTTTGTTGCCTACCTCTGCGGCGTAAAGTGCTGAAATGGTGCGTGGAAGAGACTTGCAATAATTCCCAGTCTTTTCCGCTTTCTTCCACGCACGCGCGGCCGGTGCGTGGAAGTCGTGCGTGGAAGTCGTGCTGGGCTCAGCTGGCTTGAGCGCGCCCGTCCAGTCGCGTTCGTAGAAGTGGCCGCCGTCGACGCGTCGGCCTTTCATTGCGGACGCCCCGCGAACGGACCGTCGCGGCGGATCTGTGCGGCGACTTCCTCGAGAATCTCCGGCAAGCTCATAGTGATGGACGGGTCGGCCTGGCAACTGAAGCCGGTCCCGTCGGCGCCATCGATGAGAATCAGCAACGCGCCACGGGCACGGCTGGTGATGCGCACGTAGGTGCAAAGGTCGTCGTACTTGCCCGGTCCTATAGCCATTTACGCGCGTCTCCGTTTCTGCGCCGGCACGGCGTCGACCGACACTTTCCGGGCGGGCGCGGGCGGCAAGGCGGTCGCCGGATGCTGCGGCGTGGCAAAGGCGACGGCGATGGCATCGCCGGCCGCGCGGAGGTGCTCCGACAGGGCGCCCCGCGTATACCGTTTCGTCGTGCGCGGGTCCTGGTGATCGAGAAATTCCCCGACCAGGGCCTCGTTCCCGTTCAGCACAATCGACGCGACGGTCGCGAAGCTGTGGCGCAGATCGTACGGGCGCATCTGTTCCACGCGCGAGAGGTCGAGATCCGGCCGCTCGACCCGGAGTTCGGCGACGACACGGTCGCGGGCGTGGATGAACGTCTTATAGAGCGAGGCGCGGGAGAATTGCACGAACGTGCCGTCCTCGGTCCAGCACCCAGCGGCCTCGGCGGCCTGCAAGGCCGCGCGGCCTTGCTCGGACACCAACGGCTTGCGCTTCGCCTTGGTGCCGCGGCCTTTCTTGCGGCCGGGCGTCACGATCTCGCCGAAGGTGCCGGCCTGCAGGAACACATCGGTCCGTCGCATGCGTCGCAACTGGGCCGGCGTTACGGACACATAGGCCAGGATCCGGACGATCGCCTTCGTGCGGGACAGCGAGAGGCGTTGCCCGCGATCGCGAATGGCGTCAATGATCCGATCGATGATCTCGTACGGGATGTCTCGCGCCTCCGGCTCGGGCTCCTGGTATTTCGGGACGTCGCGCAACGGATTGGCCGCGGCCTGACCATCCAGCACGGTAAAGACATGCGAGAGGGCGAAGCGGTACTTGTTCACCGTCGAGGGCGCCATCGGCGTGTGCCCGTCACGGCCTTTACTCAGCAAGCCATTCAACGCCCGGCGGAGATCGGGTGAGTCGAGCGCGGCTCGGCGTTTGGTGCCGAACGACTCACACCACCAGTGCAACTGATCGGCGCGCTCGGTTTTCCGTTGTTTCGTCAGCGTGGCGGTCTCGAGATACGTCCGCACATCGGCGGCGAGCGTCCCGCGCATGACCGGGCCGTCGCCGGCCTTGGCGAGGGCGTCTCGCAATTTCATTTTCTCGCGATGCCACGCGGCCTGCATCGTGGCGAGCTGCTCGGTGAGCGGGAATCGGAGTTCCGGACTGTTCAACGCGCGATCACCACTGCCGACGCGCGCCATCACGCTGTAGCCGTACGCATCCCGATAAATGCCGGGCGCGACTTTGGTCCGACGGCTCATCGGTGCGTCACCGGACGACCGAAGCGGCCGGCCGCATAATCGTCGGCGACCTGTCTCCCGAGCGCCACCCAGTAGGCGCTGGGCGGTTCGTGACCGTAGTTTTTCTCGGCTGTCCGAAACGTGATCGACCCCATATACGCGACGAAGGCGATGGCGAATTGTCGGCCGATGGCTTCCTCGAACGATTCCTCGGCGGGTTCCTGCACGTGTTCCTGAGTCATCGGGGTAACCGTCCCATGATGGTGAATGCGAGCCACAACACGCCGCTCGTGAGCGCGATGTTCACGCCGACGAGCGCCTGCAGCACCGCGAGTTTCGTATCGATTGCCGCTAACCGTGAGTCGTACGCCGCGACTTCTTCCGCCGCACGTCGCGCGGATTCTTCGCTCGCGTGCGCGTCGAGGAGCGCCTGATAGAGCGCCCCTAGCATGATTGCCATAGCACCCCCTGTGTATTGTGCCGGGTGAGTCTCGACTGTATGCGCCGTAGTGTCATATGTAGAAAATTCCTATTGAAGGAGTTCTTTCGTCTGTGCAATTGTTCGGATGCCTTTGCAAAGGAGCGTCGGTTTATGGCGTCGTCCGCATCCGCCTCCCTCGTCGACAAACATCGCTGGCTTACCGCGCAGTACGACGCCTTGTTGCCTTCGGGGCAGGCCGCGGTGGACGCGGCGTTGGTGGCGTTGTCTCCCCGGCCGGTTTCGGCGACGCCCCTATCGCCTCGGCGAACTCGTGAAATTTCTGCGCCTGCTGCTCGTGGGCCTGCAGTACCTTCGCGGCGTTCGCCAGCGCCACGAACGTGGTCCGCATCTCGACGGTCGTCTCGTTAAAGACCCGCACGATCATCGACGCCTCGGGCGTCAGCGGTTTCACCCGCGACTCGAGCACCGAATACAGGATGTCCACGATTTCGACTCCGAGGGCGCGGGCGCATTTGTCGAGGCTCTCGACGTGACCGGCGTTGCCCTCCTCGATGGTCTGAACGGTCTTGTAGCTCGGCCCGTCGGCGCGTTCGACGTCAATCGGTTTCCACTTCTTGTCGAGCCTGATGCGTTGCAGCGCTTGGCCCACGGCCACCAACATATCCGCCGTGGTCACGTCCACATTATAGAAAACTTCTTCTAGCGTTGCACGCACCTAGTCCCCCCTAGATGTAGTATCGGGAACAAAATCCTAGCATAGATTTATATTCCTTGACACGGGCGGGAATTTTTTCTAGATTTCCGGGAATGAATTTCCGGCAACTCCGGGAGCGGGCGGGCATCACGCAGTACCGCCTCGCCAAGCTGACAGGGGTCGAACAGACCACCATCAGTCAGCTCGAGCTCGGCAAGGTGCGTGATCCGCGGTGGTCGACCATCTCGGCGCTGGCCGAGGCCCTCGATACCACGCCGGGCATGGTCGCCAAGGCCATCGAGCAAACGCAGAAACGGAAGATCGCATGACTGACGCCGTCGTCGATTCCGCCTGCGCGTCGGCCCTGGCGCGCGCTGCGGCGGGCGAGCTGCTCGGCCCCGCCGACCTGATGGCGATCTTCCACTTGAGCCAGTCCGCCTACTACCGGCACAAGGCGCGCGGCGATTTCAATCACCTGCTGGTGCGCGGCCCCGCGGTCGGGACGCACTGCTACTCGGGCGTCTTGGTGCACCGGTACGTCAGCGGGGACGCGGTCTATGAGCCGACGTTCGGCCGGAAGCGCGGTGTCCGGTGAGTGAACTGCTACTGATGGCGCTCGCGATGGCGTTCGCGGTCGGCCTGGTCGCCGTCGTCGCGTGGGCATTCGTACGCGGCGCGGAGGCCCCTGACCACGTTTCGAGTCACTGGATCAGTAGTCATATTCGCGAGCGAAGGGATGACTGATCGCGCCACCGTCACCGCCTCGTGTGCCCTCTGCGCCTATCGCGTCTGCGTCACCGATGACGACGCGCCGGAGGCAATGGGTGTGTTGCGGCGCATTCTGCTGGCACACCGGATCGACGATCACCCGGAGTCGCGCGCGACCTCGACCATCCGCGATCTGCTGATCGTCCGCGAGGCCGCCCATGGGTAAGCGCGCCGATCGCCTGGCCCGCCAGGACGCCGACCACCGTGCGCAGATCGCCCTGGCGCATGAACGCCCCAACGAACCGATCCCGCCGATCGCCGATGCGGAGAAATGCCCGGCGTCGTTCGGCCGCTGTGACTTCACGATGAAAGGCCGCGACGGCATCAAGCGCTGCTGGTACTGCGCGCGGCGCAAACCGGAGACACCGCGATGACAATCGATCGCCCTGGCATTTACACGATTCCCGCCGCCGACTATCACGCGGACCCGACACCCGAGCCGTCGCTCTCGTGCTCGATCGCCAAAATGCTCTGCTTCTCCTCGGCGCTGCACGCGCACCACGCGCACCCGCGCCTCAACCCCAGCGCCGTCCCCGAGAACGGCGAACACTTCGACATCGGCACCGCGGCGCATGCGTTGCTCCTCGAGGGCGTCAACACCATCGCCTTGATCGACGCGGCGGACTGGCGCACGAAGGCCGCGAAAGAAGCGCGCGATCTGGCCCGCGCCGCCGGGAAGGTCCCGCTCCTGGCGCACGTCGCCCAGGACGTGATCGCCATGATCGAGGCGTTCCGTGGGCAGCTGGATCAGCACCGCGACGGCGGCGCGCAGATGTTCACCGGCGGCGAGGCTGAACAGACCGCGATCTGGCTCGAGGGCAACGTGTGGTGTCGCGCGCGCCTCGACTGGTTGCGCACCGACCCGACGGCCATCGACGATTACAAGACCACCAGCGGCAGCGCGAACCCGGACAAGTGGGCGCGCACCATGTTCGACGCCGGCCACGATCTGCAAGCCGCCTGGTACCTGCGTGGCCTGCGCGCGATCACCGGCGACCGCCTCGACGACCCGGCCGCCTTCCGCTTCGCGGTGCAGGAGACCTTCGCGCCGTACGCCGTCAGCGTCATCGCGCTCAACCCAGACGCGATGTTTCTCGCCGAGAAAAAGTGCGAGTACGCGCTCGAGCACTGGCGTGACGCGATGGTCTCGCACGACTGGCGCGGCTACCCGCGGCGCACCGCCTACGCGACGCTGCCGGCCTGGGAAGAGGCGCGGTGGCTCGAAAAGGAGCTGCGGTAAATGGCGACCAAGGCCCTCGACACGAAGCGCCAGGCGCCGCCGCCCAGCGTGGCGACGTTGCGACAGGTATTGCGCGCTGCCACGACGCCCGCGCAGGCGCTCAATATCGCCACCCTGGCCGGACGTGCGAAAAAGGTCTTCGACGCGATTGGCCGTAGCGTTGAGGAGTGCAATGAATACGCCGAGGTGTATCTCGAGGCCTATTGGAAATTCGGGTACCTCGTGGAGGGCGTGCCGCCTCACCGTCCAGAAAAAGGGGCTATCGATAGCCCCTTACCCGGAACCAAAATGCAACGCAAATACGCGCGCACGCTTCGCGGCGGCATTCGCGAGGCGGACATCCCAACCTATGTCAAGGTCGCGACTGAACGGCTCGAGGCGGCCTCTATTGCCGGCTGCCTGGAATGGGTCGACCCAGGCCGCCACGGCCACCTGAAAGGCGAGTACGAGTGGTACACGCCGCCGGCCATTATCGAGGCCGCGCGTG